TGAGGATTCCACTGACCACCGCCAAGTTCAAATTGTTGCTTTGCTCTGCCCATTTGACCGCCTTGAGCAAAACGCCTTGCTTCCGCCATTCTTCCGGGGGAAACACCTGCCATCGGATTATACATTGGTGTCATTATAGTTTATTCCATGTGTTGTTAAAAAAAGCGTAAATCCCCTCTCCAGTACCTCCGGGGTTCCAGTTAGAGCCATCAGCATACCTGATGTCTCCATCCCTTACCTTTGTTTTTCTCTGTACCGCACCAGCGCTAGGAACCCCACCGGGTTCTACATTAGTTCTGGCTAGCTGAAGCATATCGACATTGAAGATTATATCCCCCAGCCTGTTCAACTCATCAAACAAGTAGTCGGGTAATGCCATAGGTTCTACAGGTGCCGGGTTAGGGGACCATCTTTTTACTGACCTAACCTTCTTATCACCGTACTTATCTTGGGCCATCTCCACCTCTACTTCCGCGCTTCCCTCTCGGCGATACTTCGAAGGCAACTCCGTGTAACTTCCAATCTATGTCTGTAACAGACTCAAACTTTACCCCAAAGTATTTTCCGGAAACCCTACAGGAAACTTTAGACTGAGTAAAAGGATTAAACAGCGTTGGCCCTTCCCACGTTATCGGGTCTTCCGTAGACATCTGATACCCTACCCAGATATTCATATCATTATCCCCACTAACTTCCAGTTTAGGATAAACCGCAGATACAAACTTAACCATAGACGGGTCACCAAGATCATGCCCTGTTCTCTCAACATAAGAGGTCATGGTTGTGGTGTCGTTCTTATTCCCCTTATTGTCTCTGTATATCTTGGGTTGTACTACTTGGCCTCCAGAGGAGTATGCTGTGTAAGCACTGCCATCTACACCGGATAGTTGAAATGTGTCAGTAGTAGCACCAGCAACAGTATAGGTATTACCATTTAGTTGAGTCATACCAACAACGTAATCAATCATAACACTATCGTCATTAGATAGCCCATGCCCAGCAGCAGTAATGACTACAGGGTCAGCAGATGTTGCAGCAGTTATTGTAGCCACCACACCGGGCCTCACAAACACAAGATTCTTTATTACATTATCGTAGTTGGTCGAACCCCAAACATTACTCTCAGAATTCCACGTATCTGTGTACTGATTAACTACACTATCGTCAGCATGGGCTGCTGCGGTAGAGCCATTAGCGCCTCTGGTTATTCCCGTGAATGTTGTGCCTGTTTTGCCAGTATAGGCTATCTGCTCATCATCTATTATTATGGTGCCCGTAGTTGTAAATACTGGATTGGCTACGGTAGTATCGACTGTTACACTACCAGCATCTGCTGGTGTTACTGAAGTAAACGAGGCATCATTGAGAGTGGCCTGTGCGCTCCACTGGGTTCCTGCTGTAATGGCTACTATCCCATTGTTTATGTTGGATACATCCGGTAAGTCTCTCAGGCTAAAGGTTCCTTCTTTCCAGTTCCAGATCAACGCTCTGTTGACTATAGTAGAACTACCCGCCGGATAACAGGCAAGCATCTCGTTACGAACGTAGTCAGCAGCAACAAAACACTTCTGGTAGTTATCCCCATTCAATTCATCATACACGGTCCTACGCATCTTGTTAGATAGCAGAGGCTTAATAGTCTGTCCATTGTTCCAGTAAAAGTCTGAGTTGCCCATAAAGAAATGACCACCCTCAAACTCTGCTATAGCATCCTTTGAAAGCAATCCAATAGTAGGGCTTAACAACTTAAACGAGAAGATGTAAGGGGTTCCCACATAGTTCATAATGTAAATACTAGCGTCCTTGTAGATAAAGAACGAATCCCCATAAGCCATCCCATCTATAATGTCGCCGGGAGTATCCGCTAATTCGTACTCACCAGCATCAAGCGTCGCATCATCCTTATCCCACGTTGCCGGAAGGTTGTAGTAACTAGCCTCTGTAGACCATTTCACCAATCTAGGTTCGTTCTCTACCCTATCCTCTGGATTAACCCAGTTTAAGCCAACAAGAAATGTCCTGAACGCCCTAATAGAATCACACCGACCGCCTGAGTTACCCGCTGTAATAGCAGTTGCAGATGGAAAGTTTTGCAACTCTCTAAAGGGGATTGTTATGTCCGGCTCACCACTAGAGTTCAAAGGCCAATACTGAGGAGAATCTGTACCATTTGTTGCAATCAGTATCCCATTGAGGTCTGTAGCAACCCACCGAGCATCAAAAGTATTTGCATCGTAGAGGTTATCAGAGGTTGCTGTTGTTCCTATAGGGGTTACAACTGCACCTGAACTATGGGCTACCTTATCCGTTCCTCTTGTACACCCAGTAAGGTCATTAGTTGATTTCCCTGAGTAGGTTATTTCTTCGTAATAGTTATCGTTTGTTGCCCCGTACTGTTTTGACCCTATAGCGATTGTCCCACTACTTGGAAACTCTGCGGCACTCGTCAAGGTAATTGTGGTTGCCACATCAGTAATAGCCCCATTCAGAGTGTTCGTAGTCTGCCTAGTTAGATCGGTCCACGCAGTACCGCTCCACCCCGCAATCCTTTGCTTACCAAAAGCAAGCCACCAGTATGTCCCGCCTACTGTTAGATAGGGCGTCACATAAAAGGGTGAGAATGGGCAATCATCCATAACCTCCTGATACCCGGCTGCTTTCTTCACACCGTTATCAAGGAAGCGTATATTATTTCCGTCTGACCAAGCGTTAGGGGGGAGGTTATATGGAGGAATATCCTTTATTAGCCCTACTTCTCCAACAGACTGTATAGGTACAAGTTCCATTATTCAGGAGGGGTGGGCCAAGTAATGTTAAAAGGATCAGGCTGTGTAGTAACATCCCTTAAAGCCTGTCTGTATGTTTCCCACTCTGCTTTTTTCTCTGGGGTTATAGGAACATCAGAAAGCACCGTCCAATCACATGACTGAAGTTTTTTATTCCTCTGGAATCTTACTGTTGTCCACTGTTCTGGAGCCATCTGATCCTGCACAACAGACCAAGATGGTTTTTTTGAGGGGTCAATGAATGTGACATTGCTGTTATATTCGCCCTCGCTATCCATAGGAGGCTGAATACTAAAGTCAGCACCACCGGATGCTTTGCTTATAACATTGCCCCAAAAATTAATGTTCATTGTTCGACCTCCAGACAGGTCATAGTTCCGTAGTTGAAGGTAGTACCACCATCACCAACAGGGTCACACTTGCTATAGATAGTAAATGTGTTCGCTCCAGTTGTCCCATCTGGACAATTTGCAGAAGTTACCTTCCAAGTTCTATTAACACCAATTGTGGTATCCCATGTCGGGTTTGCGGAGTGATCCACATCGTCAATAAGAAAACACCTAATATCGTCTGTAGTGCCCCCTATTAGAGTACCAGAACTATTTGATAATCTCATATAAGCAGTAGCAGTACCAGCATCAAAGTTAAAGGCAAATTGTATAAAGCCGTTGTAGGTTATATACAATGTACTTGTGGACGATACTTTACTATGGGTAATAGTTTGAGCCGTAGTTGCATAGGTTGCAGACCTCATATAACTACTAGCGACAGGTATATTGTGCGTAACAGCAACTATAGGTGTGGTTGCAGATGCCACATTAGGGAACGAGTTTTTCAACACAGACTTTATAAGTCTTATGTGGTCATCTCCCTGAGAGATCGAGTCTGAACCACTAGGGTTAGTGTTTACCAGACTATTGATGTATGTTGCGCTTTCTAATGCCATAATTTATACCTTTGGAAATTGCCCCTTAACGGATGCTATATGATCTTTCCATGTCGCTGTGTCGTTGACGCTATCCCAGTATTGCATATCTAGTTGGTCGCCAGTGGATGCGTATGCTGTTGCTCTGTTACGGGCGTATTCTTGTGAGTCATACTCATTTTGCATCGCATCGCGCCTAGCATTAAATTCCTCCCAAGTAACCGCATCGCCCGGATCGCCGAATACTGCTGTTCCATTTTCTGCTACGCCTATAACGTATTTTATCGACTCACCAATATTAGACTCAGTAATTTCCCCATAAGTGCAATAATCTCCCTGCGGTCGTAATGCTTGCATTACTTCAAGTTGATCTATCATGCTAATATCTCCACAGCAATGAAATGATAGGCAGCCCCTGTGGTTCTAAACATATATACGGTGTCGGCAAAGGCTATACAATAAAGAGAATATTCTAGTTCTGATGTTGTTGCTGGCTCATCCATGTATACTTTGGAATACGGCCCAATCTCTACACCACGATACTCGACTATAGTTGCATCAATTGCAACATCTCCGGCGCCTGCAACATTCTTGTAGAATTTGTGGACTAATCCCCTACCAGCGGCCATACTCATATCTGAACCACACAGACACAGCAGTATTTTAGAGTCTGTAGCGGTAGGGGTAATTGTAACGTTTAACCCCGAATCCGCATAAGCCGCTGTCGTTACAGTGGCCCCGCCAACGTGAGAACCAAATTGAACCTGCCCTACCTTCCCGCCGCCAGCCTCCGACCAAGCATTATCCCCTCTGAGGAAAGTGCTTGAAGAGGCTGTGCCTGTAGCACTAAGCATTGCAATATCTACTGCATCAGTAGCAATGGTAAGGGATGTTGCGCCCGTAACATCACCAGTATGAGTAGCGTTTGTTACCTTTGACGTATTAGCAGCAATAGCAGTATTGATTGAATTAGCTAATTTATCAGCAGTTACGGCATCATCTTCAATCATTCCTGTCTCTACCGCATTAGCAGCAATAGTCAAGGCTGTAGCCCCTGTCACATCGCCTGAATGAGTGGCGTTTGTTACCTTAGAGGTGTTGGCTGTAATAGCACTTGTCTGCCCACCTGAAATTCCTGTCTTGGCTGTATTAGCAGAAATTTCAGTATTAATCGAATCGGCTAATTTATCAGTAGTTACAGCATCGTCTGCAATATCTAATGTGTTCGCAAGCGGCGCTTCTTTCCAGACACCCAGATTACCTAATGCTTTTCCTAGATATGACATTACGTTATCTCTAATATACTTAGAAAACACTCAAGGTCGCTATTAGCACTAGCGGTAAAATGAATCTTATCCGCCGCCGCGAGGTTTACTGGTTTATCAAGCACAAGCGTAGAATCAGCCGGAACCGGGATAGTTTTGGCTATATGCATATAAGTTGAGCCACCATCAATAGTCGCTTTTATACTTACGTCTGCGCTGTTGGTGCCGTCTATGTTAGCCACATAGACGGCGTTTACTACAGCAGCTGTAGCTCCGGGACAAGTATAAACATCTGTACCTCCCGTAACCAAAGCCGCTCCTTTGTTTATAAATGTATTAGCCATCTCAGCCTCCTAGAGCAAGTGCCATCGCAACCGCATTATCACTTACCCATGCGGCATCTGTTCCGTCTGTACCTAACAACTTACCTCCGTTTCCAGACACATTAGGCATAATCGCAGCAGTAGAAGAAGAGGGGAAACTATTTTGAAGGACGGTTTTTAGCATCCTCAAATGGTCATCTCCCTCGCCTACTGGGTCGCCCACCACGGGATTCGCGGCGACTAACTGTGTAATCCAACTAGCAGATTCTAATGCCATAATATTACCCTACTATGCTGATGCAGCAGTTAGTGTTACTGTGATCTCAAGCGTGTCCCCGGAAATTACTGCGCGAGAACTACCAAAATCAACCACACCATAAAGCGTTCCCGCTGTTCCTGACTTTGTATTGCTACTGGTCAAGAACGCACCGAATATAGTGGTGGTTCCGTTTATTGAGAAGGTTGCTTTACTTGCACTATTGCTAACACTGCCAGCAGCGGGTGTTCCCAATGTAAGGGTTTGCCGCACGCTTTCAGAGTAGGTTGCATTTACAGCCCAAGAGCTATGGGATGACATTGTATCAGCAGCTAATGCCGTGCCTGTGCTTTTCAAGCCGATATACCAAGCTGCTGTATAACTCGATCCCTTAAAATACTTGTCAAGTAAATCGTTTAAGCCAACGGTAACAATTAAGTTATCGTTTAGTTCTCGCCACTTTTCTTTGCCGTCCGAACCCTTGCACACACACTCCCAAGTATTCTTCAGGCGTAGATCAACATTGTTGTCTTCTTTCATTTTCAGACCTCCGTCTGCCGTTATTCCATTAGTTAAGTTTATCAATTTGGATAGTCCACCTTTGTCCATGTTGTTGTTACTTCATCCTCCTCATTCCATAACAAAGAGGTGCTTCCAGAAATACCCACACTAACTGCATATATAGGCTCATCTGTAAATGTTGGGTGAGGGCTAAGATTAGAAGTGTCTGTCACAGCAAATGTTATGCTCTCTACAGCATCCAATCTATCCGTTACGGGTGATGTTAAATCCGCCCCAAATATAGCACTTTCAGCCAATGTCTTATCATGTCCAACAGCTTGCGCTGCTGTTAATGCCATTGTAGCAGAAACTGGCACGTTTAATGATCCCGTTTTAGTATCACCTGCTGTAGTAGCAAAGGTAATAGAATCGGCGAATGGTATATTACCAACAGGTGTATAATCAACATCAACCCCCCAAGCAGCTGACTTACTTACTGTCAACGCACCAGCACTTGTCTGGGTTAGGTCGGTTGCAAATGTCGCCGAAGGATTTAATGTGATAAACCCAGAGTCTGTAAATCCAGAATTAACTGCGTAGGTTATAGACTCTGGTTTGTTTGCTACTACAGCAAGAGTCTGGCCTACATTAGTTCCAAAGGTTATGGAAAACCCAATTCCCTGCTCATCAACATGGGTTTCCCCTACATTTGCCGCAAGGGTGACTGATTTTCCATAAGCCGGAGTATCCCAATCTATCCCAATATTACTCCAGAGGATAGGGGATGAGGCTTCAGCCCATGTAATTGGAGCGACCATTAAACGTATCCGCTAGTATTCATTATCCTGAGAGCGGAGCCAGAGTGACGATCCTTGTTATCCTGTTCCTGTAATTCCTGAATAGCTTTATTTAAAGAAGCACCCCAAAGGGCTACACGCTCATCGTTCATAATGA